CGGTCTTTACTTCTAATATCTTAGTATTTAAGTAAGCTCTTAAGTTTTTAGTATCTGAAACGTTATTTATGTATTCTCTTAATACTTCTTTCTGTTCTGTAGATAAAACAGCGTATTTTTCGTTAAACTTCTCAATCAAAATCTTATAAGCAAGTATTCTGATCTCTTTATCTTCTTTTAAGAACTCTTCTACTACCTTAGACGCTACTTTTCTTTCAGTTAACGACTCTTTTGTAACGTGTTCTAATAAAGTAAGCTTATTTTCAATGATTTGCTTAGTATTATTTAACTGCTTACTTAATTGATTCTCAATAAGTGTGTAGATTGAAGCATAGATCTTGTAAGTATCTATCTTTGCTTTGAAGAAGCCGTCTAAATCGTAATGCTTCTTAATCTCTTTAATTAAATTATACTTGTCTTTATCTAGCTTAGCTCTATCTAACTTTTTAGCTTGTTCAACAACAGTACTAACTAGTACTTCTGCTTTAGCTTCACTAAGTTTTGGAGCGTTTAATATAGAATTATATAGATTATACTCTTTTGCTAATTCTGTATTTGTAAAGAATTTCTTAAAAATCTTCACAGCCTTAGGATCTTTGTTTGACATAAGGTCAGACGTGGATTGTCTAACCAGCAATTCAAATAAAATTCCCGTATTTTTGTATTTGCTATGTTTGATCATTCTTATTTAACTTACTAATAAATATCAACGTGTTATATTAAATCTCTGAATCCGGTCTAATGAGGCTTTCGTTCAAAAGGCTGCTAGTTTCAGGAGAATCTTCTTTTTTCTTAAACATCTGCTTTAAATAGTTCTTATTCTGTAAAAAAGCAGCTTGTGTTTTATGATTCTCTTTTAATGAAAGAGGGCTTCCTCCGTGAAACTTATTCTTCAGTGAATTACCGTTCTCTCCTTTATTAGGCCTTGATTTTAAATCATATATGCCCATTCTATCTGCTCCTAACGGATCATCTGCAGTATTAATTAAAGAAACCTTGCTTTCTGGTCTGCCTGGAAGTTTAGTAGGTTCGTTAGGGTTAGTTTCGTCGTAGCCTTGAGGTACGTTTGTACCTAAGAACGCTTGAGAACCGTATCCTCCGCCATATGCAGAAGCAATCTGACTAGGAGTACCGAATGCTTGGCCAGTTTCTGCTGGATCATTACCTTCTTCTTCAATTTGCTTGTTACGGAATGCACGTTTCTTATCTTCTACAATCAAATCACGGTATTCATCAAACTCTTCTTCAGAGAATTGGAATAACTTGTCGTAAATCCAGTCTGTAGGTAAGAAACTAGTCTCCATCATTTGTGAAGCTAAATCCATCTTCTCTTTCATCAATGCAATTCTTTCTTGCTCGTAGATAATAGATGGAGTAGTTAATGCTAAATCGAAGTTAGTTAGAGATTCATCGTCGTATCCATGTGCATATAAGTGAACTAATGCAATCTTAGTTAACTCGCTAATAACAATACGTTGAATTCTTTCAATAGTACGTGCAAAACGAATATCTTCAGCTGCAAGTGTTGCTTTACCTGTCAAATCTTTCTCATATCCTAAGAAAGCTTTAGGGATTTTCAATGCAGCGAACATTTTATTAAGTAAGTAGTTAATATCTTCAATACCGTTGTATTCCAAAGGCGGAGCATTGTCTATTCTAGTAGATTGATCATTACCTCTAACTGGAATAAAGAAGTCTTCAAGCATATTTTGAACGTTATAGTTCAAGTTATACTGTCCGGACTTAGCATCAATCAACGGAGTCTTCTTCATCTTAGAGATCATACGCTGCATGTAGTTCTCAACCTCTGCAGGCGGAATAGCACCAACGTTTACGTAGAAGATTCTTCTTTGAGGTGCACGAGTCAATCTGTGAACCATCATCGCATCTTCCATTAACACGTATTGCTTATATAACTTACGTGCAGGCTCTAAATAAGAACGTCCATAAGGTAAGTAGTTAATGTCTCCGATCAGTCTCAAGTGAGCCATCTCGTAGTTATAGAACGTAATACCTAAATCTGTATTCTGATATGAGGTAGAGTAACCAGCTGTAGCGCCTAATGCAGCAGTTGGATCGTATTTATAGATAACTTCTGATGGATTTCTTGGATTTGTACCTTCAAGTCTCACAATGTTGTAAGCTGAGAATGGAATTACGTTGTAAACGCCATACTTCTCTGCTACTTCAAGCTTTAAGAAGAAGTCTCCGTACTTACACATATTTCTAATCCAGAACCATAAGTTAAACTCTACGTTAAGTATGTCGTAGAATAAGCTATAAAGTATCTTTTGTATGTTTTCGTCTGCAGATCTGATCTGAATAACATCACCTTGTGTATTTTTTAAGGTACACTCATCGGCAATAATGTCTAAAGCTGAAGCAATGATTGGATCTGTGTCCATAGCTTCATAATCTGCATAAATTTGAACACGAGCACTTTGATAGTTCTGTGCAAGGTTAAGATTCACACCATAAGAGGTGGAAGTAGTGTATATACGGTTGAAACGGTCTACCAAAGCGTTGGTTTGGAGTACACCGTCTACTTGAATCTGGTTGACATCTACTGTTTTTAACTCTCCACCATCGTTTCTAATGATAACATCAGTAGAAAACAACCTTTTTAGGGTTGAAAACAGGTTAGTCTGTGGTTGTTGTTTCTGTTCGTCTGCCATATCTAATAAATATCTTTATCCTAGTAACCAAGTGATGTCATCATTACCCTCTTGAGTAGGCATTTGCCACGGATTTTGTGAGTTTCCGTATGAAGATCCGTTGTAAACTTCGTATCCTTGTGTAGAGTTACTGAAGTTATTAAGGGAAGCATAGGTAAGGTCCATAGCTGTTTGTCTAAATCTAATAGCTGTATCACGTAGAAACAGTCCAATAAACCAAGACATGACTAAATCGTCATTATAACCTTGCATTGCCTGTGCTCTTGAGTCAGCATTCTCTCTTCCCTTCCAAATAAATACTCTCATCTCGTCAAGTAGTCTTTGAGATCTAATAACTACTAGTTTATCTTCTATAAATGATCTTGCTTTTTCAATTACAAGTGGTCTAGTTCTACTATTTGTTCCAAATCCCGGCACCATACCGTCTCCCTTGTCGTATTTTGCAACATACTGGTCGATTTGTGTTCCTATCAGTTCAGATTTAGGAGAATAATACAGATTAGGATAGCCTATCTCTTGAATTCTGGTTACAACATCCCATCCTATGTTAGCATTCTCTACAACAAGTAAGCAACTATTCCATTCTGTAGCTGCTGCAACTACTATCTGTGCAAACTCTTTTGTACCTGGTTGGTCTTTGTACTCGGCTACTTGAGTCATAGTTTCAATATCCATAATATGGAACGTTGAAAAGTCAGCTCCGTCTCCTCTTGCTACGTCGGCAACAAGTAAGTAAGTTCTTGTTGGATCTGGATAATCAAACCACCAATACTCTTGGTTACGTCCTCGCTTCTCTTTTGGCTCTCTTACTGTTTCTGTTTGATACCAGTTAAGAATGCTAGGAAGGATTACAGTATTACCTGATGAACTAAAGTCACAATCACACTCCTGTGCAGCTGCTCTCTCACCTAGGTCTTTGGTTTGCTGCTCTCGCCAATCTTGAGTACGTTCAGGGTGAACTGTCCACGGTAAACTAATCGGTGTAAAGTTATTGTCTCCTGTCTGTGCTTTAGTAAACATTTTATGGAACCAGTTACCAACACCGTTAGGTGTAGATAGGGCAATACATCGACCTCCGGTTGCTAAAGTTTGTTGAGCGGCAGTAAAGATGTCTTCAATTCTATCAATGAACGCAGCCTCGTCTATTACTAGTAGTGATACCGCTTCCGAACGTGCAGAGTCTGTAGCTGCTGATACGGCTTTAATTTGTGAACCGTTCTTAAGTCTTAATGATAGTCTATTATGCTCCAGTACTGGCAACTGCATCCACTGAGGTAGATTATCGTAAGCAAATCTTACTTTAGTAACCATATTCTTAGCAGTAGCTTGAGTAGTTGCAAGTACAAGAATGTTTTT